TTTTCGGTTTCATTGGTTTGCTCCATTGTTCCTTGGGTGATCTGTTCCATAGCGGTAGCAACTGTTTCCGAAGTTTCGGCTGATTGAGCTGCGCTATTTTTCATGGTAAGGCTTCGCTCTAAAACTACATCAATTGTTTGTTTAGTATTGGTAATTAAGGCACTTATCTTTGTAAGCATATGATTAAAGCTCATTCCTAAAAAACCAATCTCATCGTTATTGGTTATTATTACTCTTTTGGTTAGTAAACCGTCTTCGGCTTGCTTCATAACATTTACTATTCCTTGTAATGGAACTGATATCGAAACTGAGATCCAAACCGCAATGATAGAGGCAATTAAGGCAATGACCAATGCCAATATAAAAACCATAAACCCGAGAGTATTTATCTCGGTATAAAGAGTGGAAACTGGAGCGATACTTAATAAAAACCAACCGCGATCGCCAACAGCATTGTAAGTAACTACTACCGGTCTATTCATAATGATACTATTGAACTTCCCTTTATCGCTAATACTGTTAAACATCAGTTCAATCGGTTGCTTATCCCGTATTAATTCCTTGATGTTTTTGCCGATACTATCTTTAAAACGACTGGAGATGATATTACCATCACGGTTAACGATAATCGCATAATTGGTTTTGATCGATTCCAAGGTATAATTGTTGGCATTTAGACTATACAAGTTACTGTTTATTGCATTATCCAAGGCATTTTCATCAACAATAATTAATAATACTCCTAAAGGACTTCCGGTAGAAATATCCTTAATCCTGCGTCCTATTGCGACATAATAATTGTTAGTTCCCTTTTCTAGCATGATGGCAGGGGACCAAAGATTTTTACCATTCATTTTGATGACATTTTTATAAAATGCCGAATTACGAATAGTTTCAGAAAAATCAGCTGGAAGCGGTTTTCCGATTGTTAGGGAGTTAGAATTCCGGTTGGTTTCATCGATAAAAATCACATTATGGATAGTTTGATTACCGGCTACATATTCTTTTAAAGCCCTTGTGAAACTTTGGCGTATTGCCTCTTCATTCTTAGGATTATTCGAATAAGCTTTTAAGAGTTGGTTAAGCTCCGGTTTTACCACAAACTGTAAAGTAATATCCTCATATGTTTTAAGATCTTTTCCCAGATTAATCTGATTGTACATAACCATATCCAACGAATATTGGGAGATTTTATTTACTATCATTTGTTTTGCCTGGCTATACGAAAGAAAACCAATAATAGTTATTGGTAGCAGTGAAATAAGCAGGAAAAAAAGGAGTAATTTATTACGGATCGATATATTTCTAAATATTTTTTGAAATATTGCCTGAAACCAAAGATGGGTTGACATTCAAATCACCCTCCAACATTTAATTTCTTTTTATGCTAAAAGTATTTAATTAAAAGAAAAAACTTATCAATTGAAATAATAGGCGCAAGTTAAAATTGGCTTTTGTCAAGTTTAGTTGCGCCTATTTTTCATCTGAAAAGGTTTACTGAAAGACCAATTCGCCATTTACAATTTGGGCTGGATACAAGGGCGGAGACAAATCATGACTGCCTTTTTTTATCGCTAGATTTCCAAACAGTCCGGAATAGGTAAATCCACCTTCCAATATCTTCCGTATGTTCTCACGCGAAACCGACCTGTTATCCAACAACCCCGCCAGTAACCTTATAAAATCATAAGCATAACCGGCTTCATGGTTAAATGGCCGTTTGTATTTTGATTCAAATTTTTCTTTTACTCGATTAGCTAAATTGAAATTTGGGTTATAACAGAATTGGGCTGCCACATAAACTCCGTTTGCTTCCGGAAGGGCGGTAATGCTGGGTTGGGCTGCGATTGATGTCGAAGTGATCAGGCCGTTATATTTTAATTCCCGCAATTGCTTTATTAGTGGTTCAAGATAGGCGGGTAGCCCAATTAGATACACTGCTTCCGTATTTAGTAAATTGGATATTTGAGTTTTGAAATCTTTAGCGTTAGGTTCAAAGGGCTCCGCAAGAACTGTACAGCCTAGTTCGGAGAATTCTGATTCGAAAGGCCCTTTGACTGTTTGGCCGAGTGAATCATTTTGGTAAATTACACCTACATTCTTAATACCTTTTTCCTTCAAGATGTTAATCTCTGTCGGTACTTCAATATCAGCGGGTGCACAGGTTCTAAAAACCCATTTTTTTCCTTCCAGGATAGCTTTATTGGAACCTGTAACAAGCGGTGAGACTAACGAAACCTTATTTTTTTCAGCTAATGGGGCTAAAGTGATCACGATTGGGCTGAGCATAGTTACATATAAATCGGGATGGGCTGTTGCTTCCATATTTGAAAAAATATTTTTTGCACCTTCGAAATCCATTTTACAATCTTTAATAATCAGATTTACTGTTTGACCATTGATCCCCCCTTGCAAATTTACTTCTTCCACAGCTAAATTTAGTCCGTCTCTTAATTCGATAGCAGACTGGGCCACTGGACCTGTCAGGGGAAGGATTGCGCCAATGGTAACTGGTTTTTTGTCAAACACCTTAAATACAAATATTGTAATAATTGCCGCAATAACCAAGATAATTAAAACAATGCCAATGAAAAAACCGGTTTTTTTAGCCATTTTTCACTACCTTTCGAGTAATTGTTCAGGATTCTCCATCGCGAATGTTAAATTATGTTATATTTGGCGAAGATTATTAAATTTTGGAATATCACCTCACTTTAAAGAAGTCAACATTTTTGTTTTCTTAAACAGAACCCCTAATTTTCTTATATATAATATTTATCGAAAAATTTGGTAAAAACTTAACCATTATTTATAGTGTCTTGAAAACATTTACTAATTTAACTTATGCTAATATTTGCTTTCAAAGCGATGATTGAGAATGAGCATCAATGAACAGACTAAACGCCAACTTTGCGCCAACTTTGATCGACCATGAATTTCTTCTTGTTATATCGTACAAGATAGTGTAGAATATATATGCTAGATTTGCGCCCGTAACTCAGGGGATAGAGTACTGGCCTCCGAAGCCAGCTGCACAAGTTCGATTCTTGTCGGGCGCACCATGTGAAAACAATAGAAATGACGGCATTTAAGTGCCGTCATTTTTTATTTCTGTGTATTCTATTGTGTATCCGTTTCTGCACAATGCGTAGTACCAAGGGTTCTAATTTAAAAAATTATTTGGTTGTTGTTCTTTGTTAATTTTAAGTGCTCTACTCATTATATGATCCGCTTCTTTCTGCATTTTGGGTATTACATGAGCATAAATATTACCCGTTGTCCTAATATCAGCATGCCTTAATCGTTCCTGGACGGTTTTTAAATGCACGCCAGAAGCAATTAAGATTGTCGCGCATGAATGCCTGAGATTATGAAATCTAATCTGAGTTAGATCTGCCTTATCTATAACTTGCCTAAAATGAACTATCAATCTTCCTAAATCAACAGGTCTTCCATTAAACGAAGAAAACACGAGATTGTGATCTTCATATTCTATGAAATACGGTATTCCTTTAATCTGCTTATTTTCATAAGCTACCCGATCCTTGGCTTGTTGTTCTTTGTGTGCCTCAAATAATAGAATAAATTCTGGTTCGATAGTTACCAAAGATGAACTCTCCTCTGTTTTAGTATCTTTATATATAGCCTTTTTACCCGTTTTTCTTACCGTTTGTTGAATAGACAGAGTGCATTTCTTTAAGTCAACATCGTCCCAGGTTAATCCTCGCAGCTCACCTTGGCGCAGTCCAGTAAAAATTGCCAATAAAAAAAGCAGATAAAAACGATCCAAAATAGCAACATCAAGAAACCTAACCGCTTCTTCTTCGGTGTAGGTTTTCATTCGTACCTTGGGTACCTTGGGACTAGCTATATATTGTGCAGGATTATTTTTTAAGATACCCCAGATACAAGCATCTTTCAGCGCCTTTTTAATGGTTCCAAGATGATCTTTTACTGTCTTGGCAGAAACTCCTCCAGGCCGCCCGTCAGCTCGGGGGGATCCTATCGTCCGATTTATATAACCTTGGATATCAAAAGCGGTTACTTTATCAAGTTTTATCTGGCCGATCGAGTCTTTAATAAAATGCTCTTTAATGTGGGTTTTATAATTATCATATGTTCCTTCACTGACACTGTTTTTAGCAGCTTCCAGCCACTGCTCTAGGTATTCCCCGAAGGTTAATTTTGATGGTGGAACGTACTGCTTTTTATTTATTTGATTTATTAACTCGTGCCGGCGTTCATCGGCAGCCTTATCACTTCCGCGAAAGGTTTCCCGGATATAAGTTGATCTACCGGTTTTGGGGTCTTTCCCATTATATACCGATATCTGATAGGAGTTTTCGCCCCGTTTTACTATAGATCCCTGCATACCATCACCACCAAATCATTTATCGGGATTTTCCTTTTCCATTGCTCCTAAAAGATTCTCAAAAACTTTGATATCTTTCTCAGGCAGTTTTTGTAAACGGCGAGCTATTTCTAATATAGTTGAATTATCAGGACCTACGCTATAAACGGTCTTTTCCTCAGCGATCCTATCTTCAAGATAGCCAGCTTTTTGCATTAAATACTTATGATCGACTTTTAATACTGGAGCAAACTTTTCTAGAGTTTCCGGCTCTACTTGTTGATCTCCGGATTCAATTCGTGAAATTGAGGCAGAACTAACTCCTACTGCTAAAGCAAATTGTCTTTGGCTGCTGTATCCAGCCTTTTCTCTTAGTTCAGCTAATTGTTTTCCAAAGTCTTTATTATACATAGCAAACCCACTCCTTCGAATAGATTATATCATTTTTGTTACGTGCGCGCAATAAAATAATTCGTATGCGCAATACGATAACGTTACGTATAATTTAAAATATTGTTGCATAAAATAATACGTTGTGGTATGATACGTATCAGTACAAGAGAGGTGATTTTTTTAATGTCAGGAATAAGATTAAAGGTGGAAAAATTAGAATCAAAACGATGGGAACATAAGTGGAATAAAGGTGAACTAGCAAAAGCTATTGGGGTGGCTAGGCCAACTTTGTATAGAGCTAGTCTCGATCCCAAAAACCCGCTCTATAACAGTCCGGGAGAACGTGTTATTGCAGGAGTTTTAAATGCGTTTCCGGGGTCGGTATTTGAGGATTTCTTTTTTTTCGAATAAGCGATACATATACGTATAAGTAATAAGCGTATGAGGTGGTTTATATGGCAACACGTAAATTATATCAATACCAGGATTTTGGTGAAGTTTTAAACACCGAAGATAGCGCCAAATTAGTTCACACTTCCAAAGATACTTTTCTTGCTTGGCTCAAGACCGGACAAACCCCCATGGGTGAAATTTTAAAAGGGGTTCACTATTACCGCTCTGGTTCGGACTATCGGATCATTAAAGACCGGCTTTGTCAATTGTTCGGGATTATGCCTAAGTCAACTGATAGAATCGCTTAGAGGTTAACCTGCGGGATAGAGGAGAGGCTCCTCATCAGGTTCATACCCTGACATACGCCGGTTCGAATCCGGCTCCCGCTACCAAAAAAATCACTCAGTCGGCGGAGCAAGCAAAAAACGCAACCTTTCCAAATTGAAATCCTGTGTTTGGATGTTCAAGGCGGAACTAAACCCCGGTAGTGGTTAACTGGCTGTGACTGGCCTTCCCAGGGTGCAGAATCGACTGATTTGATAAAAGATTGCAACACAATCGTGTATGCACATAATGCTTTGCATTGAACGGCTGCGATTGTAAGCAATATATGCACCCACCTTGAGTGGCAGCAGGATGGCCCACTAAGTTTCAGTCCTGATGACAGCCAGGAAAGACTGGCACCAAATTTACAAATGAGGTGATCTATCTATGCATGACTACTTATCTTATCCGCATCGAGCTTGCAACATATTTAAACTTAAGCGGGGCAAAATTCCTTTTCACGGTTACAGTCATAGGATGAGACAGAAGTATGCCCGATATGTGCAGCATCAAAAACAATTACAAAATCCGTTACTGCGTTCGATAAGAGCTTTTACAAACATATTCCACAAGCAGGACAGAAAAGCCAGTTAGAATTTTCAACTAAACCAAACTGCCGCTCCGGGACAGCGTTCTTTTGGTTTTGAATATATCCCAGTCAGAAGGTGATTTTCCGTGAAGAAACTGAGATAGTGATTAATTAATTTCATAGCAGCGGGGTAGTGGCCTTACCCCGCAATAATTTAAGGAATGAGGGGGTTTATATTTTGAGTTCAATTGGCGTTCCGGGAGTTCAAGCTGTAGGAAGCGTGGTTTGCAATTTAAATGAGACTAACAACCTTCTAGCGATAATGGAGTCCAAATTGTCAGGTATTGAGGGCGTTATATTCATGCCCCATCCACAAAATCCGAGTAATATCAAAGAAGCGGCTCCGGAATTGATGTCCCTTAGTGCGTGTTTAAATACTGTTAATGCCCGTATCGATAGAATAAATACACGGCTGCAGGAGATTGAAGATGGTTTGCATAGTACGCTTGACGGCGGCGATATTCGCTTAATTTAATATCTGTGGGGCTAGGGATTATCCCGTGTAAACCGGGATCGGGGATGAAAGTCTCCGCTCCGCTCAACTCACAAATAAAACATGAAGGGAGCTGGTATAGGTGCCTGATGAGTTTGTATTTTTTACAATACCGCGTGGTGGCTGGAATGTTATGTATCGCTATTGGTTTGACTATGAAGTTTTTGAAACAGTCGGGGAAATTCGTCGGACACCATCTCGGCGCCATTAACTAAAAATCGGAGGTAAGACAATGAAACAGAATTTTGTTGATTGTGAAAATTGCTTCAGCGGCCATAAGGGCGATCATACTTGTAAACTATCCAGTGACACATATAGTTGCATGGCTGGAATTCCACGGAGGTTAGCTCAAAATGTATTAGGCGTCAATCTATATCAACAACTGACTGCAAAATCCGGTACAAAGGCATGAGCGAGAACACGGAAACCATAATATTTTTAATTATATTATGGTTTATTGGTTTAGTCTTTGCAGCTAATGCCGGGGCGGCACTCGTGCGCTTGTGTTTGGTGTTAAACGGTAATTAATCTTTAGAGGTGTTTGTGATGGGACGCGGGACATCCGTCTGCCAGATAACCATAGATAGTGATCGGCCTCAGATGCGTATCGAAGGAACTTATGTCCGGGAATTTTACGAGCGGGTAAAAGCATTTGTTCCTGGGACTAGAAGGGCGTATATTCCATCTGGACCTTACTGGTTAGTTGATGCTTTGTTTTTTGCTAGGGTATTTGAACTAGCTTATATTTATTTTACAAAGATTCATCTGATTGAAAACGGTAAGGCGGAGGAGTTTGTGACGGGGAAATTATAAGGAGGGTGAAAAATGAAAAATACGCTTGGAGATCTAAATAATCATTTATTTGCTCAATTAGAGAGACTTGGAGATGAGGACCTGAAGGGCGATGATCTTACGGAAGAAATCGAAAGGGCGAAGGCGATAAATCAAGCGGCTTGTCAGATTATTGCCAACGGAAGATTAGTGCTTGAAACGATTAAAGTTCAAAGTGACTATTTAAACGGCGATAATAAAAAAATGCCAGGAATGTTACGAGAGCAATTTCTATTAACCAGTGATAAAACTGGGCAATCGAAGGAATAACCATGTTCCAAAAATACACTAGATATTCCCAAAAACCAGATGGCGTTCAATATACGGAAAAACAAACTAAATACCTGATATCTATTGTTCCAGGTCATAGCTACCAAGAAATAATTGATTTATTCCGTAGACGTTTTAAATTGCAATTGCGTCTTAATCAAATAAAAGCTTTTATAGGTAATAGAAATCTTAATACCGGGCGCACAGGATTCTTTGAGAAAGGGCATTGTCCATTTAATAAAGGCCAAAAAGGCTTAACTATCGGGGGCGTTGAGACTCAATTTAAAAAAGGTCATTTACCTTTTAATTATTTGCCTGTTGGTTCTGAACGGGTTAGAACCCCCCATACTGGTAGATATCATACTTATAGTGGTGATGATTATATAGATGTTAAAATTGCCGACCCCAACAAGTGGAAAGGGAAACACATTTTAATCTGGGAAGCGCAAAACGGACCTGTACCCAAAGGATATGCTGTTATTTTTGGGGATGGAAACAACCGTAATTTTGACCCTAAAAATCTTATTCTTGTATCACGAAAACAATTGATGGTATTGAATCGAAAAGGGTTAATCCAGAACGATGCAGATTTAACAAGAACAGCGGTTATTGTGGCGGATCTGTATTCGGAAATTAGTAAGAGAAAAATCAAAGCTAAACAGGCTAAATAACGTCAGGGAGATAGTAAAATGAAAGTCCTTTCTGTAATTCAACCTTTTGCAACATTAATTGTAACCGGTGCAAAGCATATCGAAACCAGGCCCGAAAAGATAACATATAAAAATTATCGGGGCCCGGTTTTGATTCATACATCAAAAAAATTCCCTCCAATTTTTCGCCATCTATGCCACCAAGAACCTTTCAAAACTATTTTAAATTTGGCCGGAGTCCACAATCCGGATGAGTTGCCTTTAGGAAAAATTATCGGAATAACCTGGATTGAGGATGTAATTTCTTTAGATGGTTTTATTCCTGGAGAGCCTGAACGGTCTTTCGGTGATTACTCCCCAGGGCGGATTGGTTTAGTTTTAAAAGATTCATGGCAATTTGCAAAGCCAATCCCGGCCATAGGACAGCAGGGATTATGGAATTTTGATATCAATGCGGTTTCGACATGTGCGGATTGTGCCTTTGATGTTCCCAGTGCAGATGATCCGAACTGGAAAGAGTGTGATGCACCTGAGCATATAGCGGACAAGATTTATGAGAAACATAGTGATGTTGAATTACCAAAATATTGTGGGCAGTTTCAGCCTAAGGCGGCGACCGGCAATGGCTGAAAATACCCGCATCCAATGGGCCGATCACTCGTGGAACCCTTGGCAGGGTTGTCATAAAGTAAGCGCCGGTTGTGCCAACTGTTATATGTACCGCGAGAAAAAATCTTACGGCCAAAATCCTGCGGTAGTGGTCCGCTCTAAAACTGTTTTTAAAAATCCTTTGAAATGGCACGAACCGGCTAAAGTATTTACATGTTCTTGGAGTGATTTTTTTATTGAGGATGCCGATCCCTGGCGATCTGAGGCGTGGGATATTATGCGTCGGACTTCACACCTTACTTATCAAGTTTTAACCAAGCGGCCGGAAAATATCAAGGACCGGCTGCCAGCAGATTGGTTTAATGGATGGCCGAATGTTTGGTTGGGGATATCTGCTGAGAATCAAGAAATGCTGGACCTCCGATGGCCATATTTAAAATCCATTCCTGCAGCTGCATATTTTATTAGCCATGAACCGGCACTGGGTCCACTTACTTATCCAAAGGATTTCTTGATGCTTGGTAAACGTGCCCAAATTATCACCGGTGGTGAAACTGGACCAAAAGCCAGACCCATGCATCCAAAATGGGCCAAGTATGATCGTGAACAAGCAGCTGCCTTTGGCGTACCTTTTTTCTTTAAGCATTGGGGTGAATGGGTACAACGTGAAAATATCGCCAAAGGTTATATTGTTAAATCCAGCAGTCAGCTCGGTCATTTTGATAATGCAGGGCGTTTTGTGATGGGTACTCTTATTTCCGGGATGCAGCACATGGTCCGGGTGGGAAAATGTGAAGAGGGTTATCTATTGGATGGTTCTGAATATCGAGGTTTTCCGGAGGTAACCCATGGTTGAATGTCGGATGCAATACACCGCTACGTCAATACATGTGGATTTTAAAGTTGGCTGCATTACTTTTATCGTTGCGCTTTTTGCAGAAATTTCTAGGGAACGTTGGCAACATATTCTAAACGGCGCTCGGATGGAGAGTATAGTATCCGAGGAGGAAGCTGCTTTTATTCGAAAAATTGCAATCATTACCTGGGGTATTGATGGGTGCGAGGTGATCGGGGGGCCAAGGCTGATTGTTCAGAAGGCTGAATGTTTGATCAGGTATACCGCCTTTTCAATTTTATTGGATTTTGAGCCAGGGCATGCAAGGTTTAGTTATCAGCTTGGCAAAAGAATTGATTTTGATAGATTACATCAAACCGGCGAAGGTATCCGATTGGGTTGCGAAATATCCGAGGATGAAGTTGTTTATATCAAAAGTATTGCTAATGCCGAATGGGAGCCAGTAGTTTGTGAAGTGATCGGGATGCCGGAGCCGATCCGCCTCGAAGAGCCGGAGGTCAAATCTAAACCGGTAATGCAACAAAACATTCAGCTGAGTTTATTTTGATAAGAAGGAGGTGTTTGTGATGCCTGAACTACAATGTCAAGCCAGGTTAATCGACCAAATATCAGAGAAATCTAAATGGGCTTTTGAAGCATTCGGCGGTAAAACCGGCCAACTTATTGTTGGAGCAGATGACAGGGTTTTATTTATTGAGTCCGAAACCGGTAATAACTTCAAAACATCCGAACTCCAGGCCGAGCCGGTTAACCGTGGCAATGAAATGATCTTTGTTACTCGTAATAGTACTTATGTTTTTGAGATTTTAGCTGCATAGAACCGGGGGTTATTTAGGTATGAATTACACCAAAGAGGTTAACGCCTTCTATGATTGGCTCGAAACAAATTCTATAGCTGTATCCTCCATTGCAGTATGGCATGCTTTAATGCACATATGCAACAAAACAGGATGGTTACCGGAGTTTACTGTGGCCGTATCGGTGTTAAGCGCGAAAACCGGCTTAGAACGTCGCACTATTTATAATGCCCGGAACGAATTAAAACTTAAAGGCCGGATTGAATTCAAAGAACGTAAAGGAAATCAATCGGCAATTTATTCCATTTTATGGTTTTGTGATAATGAATGTGAATCTATCGATACAAATAATGCACACAACCTTTCACATAATACTTCACACAACCTTTCACATAATACTTCACACAACCTTTCACCATTAAAAGATCTTAAAGATCTTGAACTTGATCTTAGTAGATCTACTTTGCTAGATAGATCTACTTCGGGTACTAAGATAAATCAAAAGAAAAAAGATATTGTCCATTCGGACCCTCGCCCACTCTCTCCGGTAACTAAATTAATTAAACAATACCAAGCTTTGTTTAAAGCTAAATGCAACAATGAGGAACCGGTGGTCAATTGGGGCAAGGACAGTAAGCTCATCCACGATTTACTAAAAGAGCGGACCGAGGAACGAGTATCCCAAGTAATGATTGATTTTTTTTCTAGCGACGATCCATTTATCACAGAGCATGGTTATAACATCGGGATATTTAAGAGTCAGTTTAATCAACTTTTAATAGCCAGAAACAGAATGGAGCAAGAGCTTGCGAAAACATATGGTGAAATTGACTTTAAAAAATACCCAGGTGGTCCAGATTGTAAGTGTGAGGGTAAAGGTTGGTTTGTAGTATTGAAACCTGACCCAACCAGTGGTATTGAACGAAATTCTATTGAAGACTGTCCTTGCAAACTGATTCATTCACCTGAAAAAGCAACAAAGTAGTAATTAACCTAATCAGTAGTCGTGTCAAAGCTTTTAAGTGTTTTATTAATTATCTATAAAACATGTGACAATAAACTCATAAAAGTACTTAGTTTTAAACCTGTATCACTACTATACTTTTGACTACTGTCTGAGTTTAAGACAATTATAGATATAGATAATTAGACAAAAAACGACAGCTTCAAATTAACTGATATCAATTGTTTCAAAAAAAATAGGGGTCAAAATTCGACACGTCCGACAAAAACCAACAATTGTAAGATATTTACAAATAGGTCGAATGTAAATTTGATTAGTGGTGAGTTGGGATTGCGGGTTGGAAAATGCGTGAAACACTATAGAAATATTGAAGTAAAGAAGGGAGATTTTAAAAGAATGATTGATTATTCTAAAGTTTCAAAAGGAGATATTCTTAAAATTGTTGGTAATGGCGCTCCTGGTTTTGCCCAATTAGGTGATTTGGTTCGTATTACTGAAGTCCATCTTAATTCGGTTAAAGTAGAAAATCGAGATGGGGAAACAGCCGAATTTATGTACAATTGCGGGGCTGCTAGACTAGAACCGACAGAGTATAAAACAGATTATACATGCCCGGGAAATATTCCAGTGGAGGAAAAACAGTAATGCATGGCACCAACGACGAAGGCAAGGTAATTAATTTATCCGCCGAGGAAAAACTAGTCTGTTCAAAACCGGCAAATAGTTTGCTTTTTGTAGTAAAACAACTGAATGACTGGATCACCCATGGTAATTTTACTGAAGAGGTAAAGGAATTTCTTTTAAATTTAGCAGAGTCTTATATCACCGAATTACGGAGGCTTTTATAAGCGATGAGCGAGATTAAGTTTCGCGGCAAGAGTGTTAATGGAAAAATATGGATTTATGGATGTTATGCAAAGAACAGTTACCACGAACTAAACGGTAAAGAATATATCGATTGCATTGAGGTTATCCCCAAAACAGTCGGGCAATTTACCGGTAAACGTGATGACAAAGGTAATGAAATTTATAAAGGGCATCTTGTTGAATGGACTTCTTTAAACGTCGAAGGAAAGCAAATCGGCGAAGTGACTTTTCTCGAAGGATGCTGGTTTATTCAAGGGGATAGAGCAAATAGTCTGCTTTATGATTGTCTGACCATTGAAATCATCGGCAACATTCATGAGAACCCGGAGCTGATGGAGGTGCAAAATGCTACCAGAGATTGACCTACCAAAACAACTTGAAAAATGCAAAGTTTGCCCATGTATGAAAGATGGAGAAATGCGTGGCTGCATCCATTGCGACCATTATAAAAAAGAATGTGCTCCATCTGATTGTGGCGGAGAGATTGTTTCTCGTGTTAATAACTCGGCTTTGTGTTCAGCGATTGATTGTTTATTGACCCAGATAACAAGAGACCGCATGGAAAACGAATTGTGTCCCCTGATTGAAGTGACCTGTGATCTAAAAACAAACGAAATTTGTATAGGTCCACCCACTGGTGACCACATCCTATGCATGCCTTTAGTCAAGAACATTCCTCAAGGCCATGACGACTGGAAAGAAGTTGATTGCCCAAACTGCGGACAAGCCTGTTGGGATAGACCGGTGCCGACAGGATTTGAAACAATGCCGAAGATGTGTACCCAGTGCTCTTTGCAGGAAACAGTGAAAAAGATAAGGCGGGATTAGTTATGTCCTTCGTAAAAAAATGCAATCGAAAGATCGGCGAATACTGGGAAGATTACGCCATGTTATTACTCCCGGACGCGATCCGAAGCAACAAGGATAATCCAAACGCCGATCACGATCTGGAATGGCAAGGATATCGAATCAACGTTAAAGGGGCTAAACTTCAAAATAAAAAGACAGGACAGTACTGGTGTTTTAAACTTCACGCTCATTACATGACTTGTGATTTCTTTCTGATGATTGGCTATGTCAAAGACAATGACAAATCACCGGAAAGAGCTTGGTTGATACCGGCTGAGTTGTGTCAAAAGCCGTATTACTGGGTATATGTTTTTTGTAAGAAGTTAGAGCCGTATGAAATGGAGTTAGTAGCGATTTAATTAAAAGGAGATAACCTCATGGCAAACTCAGAATGTCCACTTAAAAAGATTGTTAAAACAGAATATGTAGCACATAGTTCCAATACTGTGGTTCCTGTAATTCAGGTAACATCATTTGACGAATGCAGTAAAGAAAAATGTGGATTTTGGGATATAAAGCTAAACCAATGCAAGGAGGTACCTCGATGAACAACCCGATCGACCTCGAACAATTGACCACAATCGAAACCAAACTCTCAAATATCAAGCAACTCTATCAGGATGTTTTAACCCTGCATACCAAGTTCCAAGAACTAAAACCAACCAGGGTTTTATTCAGCGTCAAGCCGATCGATGAGACAGCAAAACCTAATCCGCCAGTGGTCACTCCACCATCAAGTGTAGAAAACCTAAAACGTCTGCATCCCGAAGAAATAAATTACCTGCGTGATAATTTTGGAAAAGCCCTTTCTCCGGAACAGATTGCAAAACATCTTGGGATTACTAGACCTGAGGTATACCAATTTGCTAAGGAATTAAATTTACAAGAAACCTTTCCTCCCGATGTCCGGCAATATAAACCCGGTAGCAAATCAGGCAAGCTATCCCCGGAAGATAAAAAGTTTCTCAGTGAAAAATACGAATCCGGAGAAATGTCGCCAGCTGATCTTGCAAGACATTTTGGCGTTGCTACTCCCACAATCACTTATCATATCAAAAAGTTAGGTTTATCAGTAATAAATCCGAAGGAGGTGTGAGATGCAAGAAACAATGGTGAAAAAATTAGAACTTGCTTTAAAATGTTCTTGTGCCCAACTCGAAGCGATTGGGCAGCCGGTTATCTTGACTTATATTGATAAACGCTCAGGACATATCTCTGTTATTCACATGGGAAAGCCTGATGCGAATGATCTATATCAAAGTTTTATGGATATTGCAAATAAAATTGGAGGTGAGTAGGTTGGCATCTGAAACAACCAAGGTTATTGCAAAAAGAGAAATCATGGGAGTCTTAATTAATCATGAATTAACCCCTCATGAAGCGGAAACGGTATTGCAGCAATCATTGCAAAGTTACAATCAAATGATTAGAACGGAGGGTGTCAAATCATGACTCTCATCAACGAAGTGACCAAGGGGCAAGATAGAACCAGACAGACCAGTTTAAAAATTTTGACTGACGAGATCATGGATGAACATCACAAGCAGAAAAAACAGTCAGTCAGAATGTACAACTGGGATCGGACAACTCAAAAGGATGATAAAAAATGATTATTCGGTACAAAAAGTTTAGATATACTCAGGTGGCCGTGGGCAGATATGTTTGTTTTATAGCAAATCATTTCCCGAAAAGTGTGTTCATCGAGATAAACGTCTGAAAGGTTGATATAAATGAATTTCGTTCAGCCAATCCGGGAGCCGGAGAAAGTCGATATTTTCGAGGAAATATTGAAATCCCGCGAGCCAAAACTTCGAGATTATTTAATCTGGTTATTTGGTGCTTATGCTGGGTTGCGGTGTGGTGATATTTTGAGCCTGGATGTCAAAGATGTTCGTGATAAAATCCACATCGATATTATCGAGCAGAAAACTGGTAATCCCAAGACTATTAAGATTCATCCAAAAATCAGACCTGTACTAAAAGAATATCTTAAAGGACGAAAGGATTACGAACCACTTTTCAAAAGCAGGGAAGGCTCAAACCGGCCGCTAACGACTACCAGAGTATATCAGATTTTCAATGAAGTAGCGAGGAAAGCGGGAATCAAAGGGGCATTTGGGACACATTCGGGTCGTAAGACTTTCGGTTACTGGTTTTATCAGCAAAATAAAAAATTAGCATTCCTCAAAAATTGGTTTGGTCATTCGTCTGAAGATGTCACAGCGGCTTACATAGGATTGTCACAGGATATTTTTGATAAAGCCGTGGACAAATTACAGATTGGGACAAAGAGCGGTAAGAGAAAGAAAGTTAAAAAATATGAGGAGGTGGACTAAGTGAAACAGAATAAAAAGAAGAAATACCAGATACCTCGTCACATCTTAGCATACATCGAAGGCGAACTCGGTTTGTATCAAACATACAAGTCCCGGTTAGCGGAGATTGACGAAGAAAAACTGGCATTGTTAGAACTATCAAGGAATATAACGCTAGTCCATTCCTCCAATTCGGATTCGGATAAAATGGCTACCAAGGCTATCCAACTTGCCGAACTAGAGAATGAAAGAATTGAAATGTCGCTTCGAATCCACAAAATTGAATCAGGACTAAGGATATTGTCCGATGAATGCCGGACAATCATAGAAAATAAGTACTTTTGGCAGAAGGTTCTCACTAATGAGCAGGCAATTAAAGAGTGCGGTTACGAAAACTATCGGAATAAATTTTATGAGTTGCTCCCCGAAGCTCAATATAAAATTGGAGTAGTTTTTGGAGTTATTTTATAATGGTAAATATACACTGGAAATAATTATCATTATTGAATGCTAAGGCAATTTATTAATAAAAGTTCATACATTTATTCTATGGACAACCCTTGTTTTTCGTGATACGTTGATAGCATGAAAGCGCCTGAGAAAACTCGGCGCTTATTTTATTTTTTGAGGTGAAGTTATGAACAACGCCGAATTTTATGCTAAAATTGACATTTTTTATAGTGAGTTAATTAATATCATGCAAACTAAGGGTAGTGAATACTCGGGCTCTGATGATAAATTTGCCAACTTTAAACGGTTAGCCAAGATGCAAGATATACCGATGGAATCAATCTGGCTAACGTATTTTATGAAACACTCTGATAGTTTAGTCTCTTTCATCCGGCGTATCAATAAAGGAGAATCAGTAACTTCGATTGAGGCAACATTATCAGAACCAATTTCCGGACGCATCGGTGATATGATTAACTATCTTTTTATTTTAAAGGGAATTATCGATGAACATCGGTTAATGGAATCTTTAGATAAGAGATTTGAAGAACTAAATGAGAAAGCCGGTTTAACTTAAAGTAGGTGGTTTCTATGCCTTACAAATCTAATAAGCGGTACCAGTCCAAAAAGAAAAAAAATTCCGGTACCGCAATCATAAAAATTCCAAACGCCGCTCTTGCGAAGAAAGTACAAGAATCGAAAGAGCGGTTTCTTAATGCTTACTTAGAATCCGATGGTAACGTTACTTTGTCCGCCGATGAGGTTGGTATCGATCGGACAACCCATTACAACTGGATGGAGAAAGACCTCGAATATGCTGCAAAGTTTATTGCATTTCAAAAGGCGGTTGAGGAGCGGGGAAAGCAGGTTTTTATTTTGGCTTATAAAAAGTGTAACTTCTCCATCACCAAAGCGGCCGAGATGATTGGTATTTGTCGGGACAAGCATTATGAGTGGCTAAAGGATGAAAAGTATGCTGAACAGTTTCGAAACGCTCATGACCAAATGGGGGATATCCTGGAGGCTGAGGGATACCGTCGAGCAGTTGAAGGTTGGGATGAACCAGTATGGAATAAGGATGGTTTTTTGTGTGGGTATATTCGAAAGTATTCTGATTCTCTGCTGTTAAAAATGCTGCCGGCCAACAAGGAACGGTATAAAGAAAAACAGACTGAAGTTAATATTCACAACAATGTGAATGTCCAGTTGGCAGATGCCATGGATGCCGCAAGGGAGCGTTTAATAAATGCCAATATCCAAAACAGAATTGGAACTAGTCAATGATATTACTTCTTTGGAGTTAGATCCATATGGTTTTGTAATATACGCTTTTCCTTGGAAAGAAGGAGAATTAAAAGATTTTGATGGTCCGGATAAATGGCAAACAGATATACTGATTGAATTAGGAGAACTCCTTAGAAAAGGCGTAAAATTTAACGAAGCATTTAATCTGGTTATCAGGGAAGCAGTTGCCAGTGGGAATGGTATTGGCAAATCAGCATTAATATCGTGGCTTATTCTATGGGGAATTTCCACTTTTAAAGATACCCGGGGAACGGTTACGGCCGGTACCGACACTCAGTTAAAAACTAAGACTTGGGCAGAACTTTCAAAATGGTATCGACTCTGTATCTGTGGTTATTGGTTTGAGTATACAGCTACAGCGCTATATTCTAGGGACCCAATTCGCGAAAAGAATTGGCGAGTTGACGCCATACCATGGAATAAAACAAGACCCGACGCTTTCGCAGGATTACACAATCTTGGAAAGCGTTTATTTATTTTATGTGATGAAGCCAGCGCTGTCGATGATAGTATTCATGCGGCTATATCAGGTGCTTTGACTGACCAAAACACTCAGATCATCTGGGTTGCTTTTGGAAACCCAGTTCGAAGCAATGGTTGGTTTAGAGAGTGTTTTCGTAAATCAAGGCACCGGTGGAATACTCGCCAGATTGATAGCCGGACAGTTAAAATTACGAATAAAGAACAGATAGACCAGTGGGTAAAAGACTATGGTATTGACAGTGATTTTGTTAAAGTCCATGTATTGGGTGAGTTTCCTAGTGCCTCCGATATGCAGTTTATCTCTGAGGACATTGTAACACCGGCCAGGGGAAAACATTTAAGACCGGAACAATATAACTTTGCACCGAAGATTATCACTTGTGACCCGGCTTGGACCGGTGGGGATGAAATTGTAATTAGATTACGTCAAGGATTAGCCTCCAAGCCTCTTGCAACGTTTAGCAAAAATGATGATGATATTGCAATGGCTGGATTTATTGCAAGATTTGAAGATGAAGAGGAATCCGATGCAGTATTCATTGATCAAGGTTTTGGTACCGGTATTTATTCAGCCGGAAAATCCATGGGTAGAAAATGGATTTTAGTTTCATTTGCAGCTCAATCAAACACCAAAGGTTATCTTAATAAACGGGCTGAAATGTGGGGCTTGATGAAAAAATGGTTGCAAGAAGGTGGAGCGATTGAAGACGATCCCCGGTTGGCTGAGGAATTATGTGGCCCGGAATATCGGGTGAAACTGGATGGCAATATCGTAATTGAGAGCAAAGATGATATGAAAGCTCGAGGGCTACCTTCACCGAACAGGGCAGATGCTCTGGCTCTTTCTTTTGCTTATCCTGTTCAAAAGAAAAATCGTGGTTATGGTGGTCAAAAGCTCGAATTTGCTCAAGGTGATTATAATCCATTTAAATGAGGTGATTAGTATGGGTAGTGGTTCAAGCAGTAGTTCGAGTTCAAGTAGTTCAAATGATACTTACTGGAGCGACTTAGGTTATACTGGAGCGACTGGGCCAACATATACAACGAATGATGCGAGGTCAACTTCAGGATCTAGTGGTTCCGGTAATTTTACCAATACTCCAAAGGGACCTGTAATTCCGGTGTTATCTGCCGCCGAGCAAGCAGCGCAAGCAGCAGAAGATGAACGCAAACGACTTGCAATGATGATGGGATTTGCATCAACAATGAATACTCCTTTTAATATGGCTTCAGTATCGACGGCTAAAAAATCATTATTGGGTGAGTGAGGTGATCAGCTTGGAACGGAAACCATTTGAACAACGGTTTGAAGAATTAAAAGAAGAGTTCCAAACTTGGGAACCAACCGCAAAAGACTTATCAAAATTTATAGACCCCGAAAGGGGTTTTTTTACTGGGATGCAACCTAATAAAGGGACAAGCATTGACTTTAAAACGCTGCTTGACGAGACACCAACTTTGTCTGCTAGAACGTTTGGAGCCGGAATGCAAGCAGGTATTAATTCGCCGGGTCGGATATGGGCAAAGTTTGGACTACCCGATCCGGACATGGAAGAGTCTGACCCTGTGCGGATGTGGCTTGATCAGGTACAGCATAGGATGTTTACTATCATGGCCAGGTCAAACTATTACGAAATGTGTCAATCAAATTATGAGGAATTAGGTGTATTTAATACCGGAGCCGGACTTATTGACGAAGACTATAAAAACGTTATTTCTTGTAGACCATTTACAGCGGGAGAGTATTATCTGGGAGCTGGTCCTGATGGTCAGATAGATACTTTTGCAAGAACCGTATGGTTTACTGTTAGTCAATTAGTTAAAAAGTTTGGTTATGATAGTGTAAGTTCAAACGTTCAAGTTTCTTACGATACGGATAAAACGCAAGAATGGCTTGAATGTAGACACGTAATTAAGCCTAACGAGCAAGCAATTGCCGGTCTAAAAGATTCTAGAAATATGCCATATATATCCGTATATTGGGAAGTTGGTTCACCACAAGATACATTCCTCAGAATATCCGGTTATAAGGAGTTTCCAGTAACGGTTTATAGAGCTACTGTAATCGGCAGCAATGTATACGGAACTAATGGACCCGGAAGATTGGCGCTGGGAGCATCTAAAGAACTACAACATGCTACGAAACAGGAGATGCTAGGAATTGAAAAATTAGTCAATCCTCCCGTACAAAAATCTAATGAAATTGATTTGGTAAATTCATTGCCAGGTGGAGTATCAACTTATGGCGGTACTGATCAGCAGTCAATGAAACCATTATATCAAGTAAACAACCCCTACATTAATGAACAAGAACTGAGGATTCAGCGGTTACAAAACAATATAAAACGCTGCTTCTACGAAGATTTATTTTTAATGATTGCTCAATCATCAGATCCGGTTCGTACGGCATACGAGATATCAAAAAAATATGAGGAAAAGTTGATACAACTCAGTCCGCTCCTTGAGAGGGTTTTTAGCGCCAAACGATTGGAGCTGGACAGGATTTTTAATACAGCCAATCGTGCCGGGTTGTTTCCTCCTCCTCCGCCACAACTACGGGGAATAGAATTAAAGATTGAATTTATATCATCCCTGGCTCAAGCTCAGAAGATGATTGAAATGACTCCTATCGAGCAAACGGCAGCTTATATTGGTTCTTTAGTGTCTGTCTATCCGGCTGTTGCGGATAAGTTTAATGCGGAGGAATCCGTTGACCAATATGCCAGTATGGCCGGAGTATCACCGAAGATTATTCGCAGTGATGATCAGGTGGCTCAAATCAGAAAAGAACGAAATGACGCCGCGCAGAAACAAGCAATATTGCAAAATACCATGCAGCTTGCTCAAGGGGCCAAGACCTTATCTCAAACTGATATGGGTGGAAATAATGCATTAAATGCTATTATAAATGGTCCTGATGCTATTGCAAATGGAGGTGGTTAATCATTTATGAAGAGGAGGAATTGAAGCAAAAAAAGCAAGAGGAAAAGCTCAAACGAAAACATCAGCGAGCGCTCGACGACCTTAAATGGATCTTATCAGACCCAAGAGGTCGTCGTTTTATTTGGAAGCTTATTAATACGGCAAAGACATTTGAAACCGGATTTTGTGGTAATAGTCGAGATGTTTTTGAATGGGGTAAACAGCATATTGGAAAGTTGATTTTAAAAGAAATCATGGAAGTAAGTGGATTTAAAGCACTGGACCAAATGTACCGCGAGGATGAAGCGGAAAAGAAAATGGAGGAGAATTAAATCATGTCTAAAAACTTATTTGGCTCTCAGGATAACACCGCAAAAGCCAAAGAAAAAATCAATCTACAGTTCTTTGCCGATGAACCGGCACCTGCACCCGCACCCGCTCCGATAGAACCGACTAGTTTGTTAGGCGGCGATCCGGATCCCGCTCCGGAGCCAGGAGCAGATCCGAAAACAGCAGACCCGGCAGCTAATCCAGAACCAAAACCAGGTGATCCACCAAAAGACCCAGCGGCCCCGGACCCGAATAAACCAAAAGAACCGGATAAGCCGGCTGGTGCACCTGAAACTTATGAAGCTTTTAAACTGCCAGAAGGAACCATATTAGATGAGGCCATAAACACTGAGTTTAAGGGCTTGGCTAAAGAAGCTAACTTATCGCAGGAAGCTGCTCAGAAGTTTCTGGACTTGGAAATTAAACATTTTCAAAACCAAAACAAAGTAGTTGCAGAGAATTGGAACAAGACCACCAATGATTGGGCAGAGCAGACCAAGAAAGACCTTGGACCAAATTTCCAAGAAGAATTAAAATACGCTGCTAAATTTATTGACCAAATTGGCGGACCCGAACTTGGTAAAGCAGTTAAACAGTTTTTAAATCAAACCAAGATGGGAAATCATCCGCTATTCGCTAAGCTATTTATTGCAGCCGGCAAGGCAATCAGTGAGGATAAACTGGAGGTGGGCGGAAAAGGCAAAGAAAAACTCGATGCTAGAAAAATGTATCCGAAAAGCGATATGAATCCTTAAAAACTTCGAAAAGTCGAGGTTTTAATATTTTAAAAAGAGGTGAACCATAATGTCAACCATTAGTTCAAATGTTTTCACCTTGCTTGACTATGCAAGGCAGATTGATGTAAACGGAAAACTGGTCAACTTTTCAACCATGATTGATAATATCACGGTTCCTAACGAAGCATTGGACGATATATTGTGGATGGAATGTAATCAAGGAGCCCGGCATATTACCACCAAATTAACCAGCAAACCTACCGGTACTTTCAGAAAACTCAATCAAGGTGTAATCAAGAGTAAATACACCACAGAGCAGGTTGATGTTGGTTGTGCAATGCTTGAAGATTTCTTCCAAATTGATTGCAAGTTAGCCGAATTAAATGGAAACTCTGCAACCTGGAGAGCTAATACCGAAGCAGCTTTTCAAAGTGGAATGGGAGAAACCGTAACCAACACAATTTTTTATGGAACTAAAGACAAATCGGAACAGTTTGTTGGTCTGGGAGCTCAATACGCTGCATTAAACGATAAATATTTTCAAGTACTAAATGCGGGTGGAACTGGCGCTGATAACACTTCGGTGTATTTAGTCGGCTGGGGTTCCGAAACAGTCCATGGCTTATTCCCTGCCGGTTCTCAAGCCGGGATTAAGGTTGAGGATTTAGGTAGATTATCTGTATCTGATGGTAACGGTGGAGAATTTATGGCTTACAAATCACATTTTTCTTGGGACTGTGGTTTAGTTGTTCGAAATCCGAAATATGTGGTACGTATTGCCAATATCGATGTATCCGATCTCAGTACTGCTGGCGATACTGTGGATTCTTCCGCAAACTTACTTAAATTAATGACGGTGGCAACGACCAAAGTTCCTTCATTAACCAATGCGCGGTTTGCTTGGTACGCCAATAACGATGTTCTTGCTATGTTACTGGTGAAGCTGATGAATAAAACCAGTAATCAATTAACCATCGCCGACTTTATGGGCCGACCGAATGTGGTTAAGTTCATGAATATTCCTGTCCGGCGTTGCGATTTGTTAATTGAATCCGAATCCGTGGTAGCCTAAGTAGTATCAATAATATCAATAGGACAAGCATTACAAGTAGTGTAAGTAGTTTAATAAATAATCTAAAGAGGTGAAAAAATTATGGCTATCCTTGATAATGCATTAAGTATGGCTTCTGCTGTTGCGGTAACCGATACCGCAAAACAAATCGGGGATGTTATCGATTTAAAAAAAGACGGTGATGGCATTCCAAACAACCCGCTTTGGCGCATCAAAGTTGAAGAAGCAGTTGCTTCTGGTACTGGTGGCTCAACCGTAACTTTTGACTTGGAAACATCCATTGATGAGGCGTTTACAGCCCCAATCAAGTTGGTTTCATCCGGGGCAATTGTGAAAACTATCTTAACTCTAAACTCAATTCCGGTAGAATTACCGATACCGAAAACGGGATTGAAACAATATCTTCGAACTTGGGTCAGCATGTCCGCTACCTTAACAGCAGGCAAGTTTGACTCATTTATCGGATATTAAGGAGGAACCTTGGACTATAAAGCGATTAGTAATAGTTTTGGCTTTAGAGGTCAGTATTGGAAAGAAGGGGAGATAGCCAAAAACGTGACGCCGGAAGAAAAAATTCCTCATCATTTCGAAAAAATCGGCGTTAAAAAGTCTGAACCACAAACCAATCAGGCTATTAATCCTCTTTCAAAATTAACCAATACGGAACTAAAAAAAATGGCTGATGAAAAAGGTATTGAATATCAATCAACCATTAAAAAAGATGCTTTAATCGAATTAATTATAGCTCAATCCGGAGCTAATCAAAACCCTTTTCTTGACCTAACTATTGATGAACTCAAAGAATTAGCAGAAGATAAAGGAATTGATTTTGCTCCGGAGATTGAAAAAGAGGCTTTAGTTGATTTGATTATCAATTCGTAATCCCAGTTATTTTAATTTGAATGGGGGCGGCTTATAGCCGCTCCTTATTTTTTAATAAGGGGGCTTTAACATGTCAAGTGCTGTAGATATTTGTAACCTGGCATTGATTAGACTTGGAGCTAAACCTATAGCTTCACTCACGGAAGCTACCGAGCAAGCCCGTAAATGTAATGCTATCTATGACAACATTAGAAAAATTGTCCTGCGCGATCACCCATGGAATTTTGCTACAAAAATAGTTACTCTATCAGAATCAGCAGACGACACGGTGACCGGTTGGAATTACATATATTCATACGAATCAAGTTGTTTATTTGCTCGTCGAGTTTTTAATGAATCTACTACAGTCGGTGAAACTGAGGAATTTTTAAACTTACAATCAGCTGTTTTAAATGCTAACTATTTGATTATTGCTTGCAATATTTCCCCGGCATACCTGGAATACACGGCGGATGTAACTAACACGGCCTTATTCGATAATGCATTTATTGACGCATTTGCCTGGAGGTTATCGGCAGAGTTAGCCCAAGCGCTTACCGGTAGTGTGGCAACTGTGAATGATAAAATTCAGCGTTATCTATGGTCCCTGGATAGAGCCAAGACTTTGAACTCTTCGGAAGGTTACCAAGTACCTGACCAAACTTCAGCATCCATCGACGCAAGGGGGTAATAAAATGTTAGTTAACACAATTCAAGCTTCATTTGCCGGTGGAGAAGTAGCTCCGGAATTTCAAAGACGGGTTGATCTGCAACGATATGCAATCAGTTTAAAAACGCTTAGGAATATGATTGTTAGGCCAGGCGGAGGAACTAATAACCGTCCGGGAATTGAATATATCGACACCGCAAAATACAGCACTAAAAAAGCGGTTTTAATTCCATTTAGGTACAGTACAATTCAAAGCTATGTTTTAGAGTTTGGAGATCTGTATACCAGGTTTTATAAAGATGGTGGCCAGATTCAGTCAGGTGGAGCGACAGTCGAGATAACCACAACATATCTTGAATCCCAATTACCGGATTTAAAATTTACTCAGTCCGCTGATACTTTATATCTTACTCATCCGGATGTAGCACCTCAAACATTGGTGAGATATAGCGATACGAGCTGGATTTTAGCGGCATTTCCCTTTAAAAATGGCCCGTATATGTTATCCAATGTTACTTCAACTACGATTACCCCAAGCGGTACGACTGTGGGAGCTAGTATAACTTTAACAGCCTCGGCCGCACTATTTCAACCAGGACACGTGGGAGCTTGGTGGCGGATTAATACAGGGTCAGTCACTATTACCGCAGTAACAGACTCGACTCATGCTACAGCAACGGTTAAAACTGTTTTACCTGGGACCAGTGCTTATATAGATTGGGCGGAAGGTTCTTGGTCTGCTTATCGGGGTTTCCCCTCCTCCGGAATGTTTTATCAAGACCGGCTAATATTAGCTGCTACCTATGCAGAACCGGAGACTGTGTGGGCAAGCCAGACAGGTGATTATGTGAACTTTGGAGTATCCACAACATTGGTAGACA